AATTGGAAATTTTTTATTAGCAAATAAAATATCTACAATTTGACCGTATGCAGCAAGTACTTTAGTCTTAGTTATTTTTATAAATACCTTAGACTTTTCTGTGCTTGTATATTGTGTAGAAGAGTCATACACTCCCCTAAAGTTTTTATACGCTTTTAACCAACGTTCTTCATGGGTTTGTCTACCATCTTCAGCACTACGCATACGTTCTTGAATTAGTCCTACAACTCCAGAACTTTCAGACATTTCTTCTGTTAAATCAATTGGATCAGACATACTGTTCCCTCTATGTTATGGTATGTACTTTGAAGCACCCATTACTGTACCTAATGCACCTGTTTGGTTAGATGATACAGATTTAGCATCCTGTGTTGATTGAAATGGTCCGCTAATAGTACCAGCATTAGCACCAGCAATGCTTCCATCTAAACCTTCACGATGTAATGAGCTTTCGTTAGCTTCATTCATATCTCCTTGTTTACTCATTTGGCCTAAAATATAACCAGATTTGTAAGCTTCTTTTACTCCTTGTGGCATAATTGCCTCCTTTTGGTTGGTTGTTGTTAAAATCCGAGATTTGTCATCTCTTCTTGTATTAAGTCTTCTCCTTCTTCAGACTGTTGTGGCATAAGTTCACCACCTTCTATTCCTAATTCTTTTTTAATTTTTGATAACCTTAATTGTCTTGCATATTCTTCAGGATTATAGTCTTGCATCTCAAACATTTCGTTAGGAAAACTTTTTGGTTCAAATGCCATAGGAAAAAGAAGATCTGTTGGGTTAAATTCAGGTTCTGAATCTGCTGGAATATTTGGATCAAAGGCTGCTTCGCCTTCAGGCATAAGGCCAAATCCTGTAGCTAACATAGCAGGTACAGCTAATTTTTTTGAAATATTTCCTAAATTTATTTTCTTTTTTAAGTTTTCTTGATTTTGATTTAATTTAATTTTTTTCTTATCTTCAAGAAGTTTATCTATATCTTCTTCTGTTTTTAATCTCTTTTCTTTTGTTTTTGCAGCATCATATTTTTTAGTCTCTATATACTCTTCCATATCGGCATCAGAAGCATCTGCTACTAACTTAGATAATTTTTCATCTACAACTGGTATTTCATCTAACAGTGGTTTTTTTGTTTTATCTAAATTTCTTATAAACCCACTACTCAATAGGTCTGTAAAAACTTCGTCTACTAAATTAGTTGCTGTGATCGGTATTCTTTTTGCTACATTACTAAAAGCTGTTAAATTATAACCAATATTTCTAATAGTTTGTGCAACACTACTAACTCCAGAATAACCAATATTTTTTGCTAAAACTATTCTGCTTGCATTTCGGTATTTTCTAATTGATGTTCTATCTAAACCATACGCTTCTGCTTCACTAGAAGACATTCTTCCTGTCATAATAGCCCGTATTTTATCTTTGTCTGGTATCTCTAACTCATTCCAAAGAGTTTCATTAGCATTTCTAAATAACTTTAATCCTGCATCGTTTTCTGTAATTTTACCAGCAAAAGGGCGATATGTTTTTAATTTTTCTGGAAATGCATTTTTTAATGCTTCTTTAATTGGGGTAAACGTAGAACTCATTATTTCGCCTGCATTATTTACTTTAAATAAAAATCCAGCTTCTCTATTTCCTATTTGTTGTTTTACTATATCTTTTACCATATCTGGCATAACAATAGTAACGGATTTACCTTTTATTGTTACATCTCTAATTACACCTTCAGAAAGATTTATATTTTCTATCTTAACATTTGCAAAATCATTTGGTCTAAATCCTCCATAAAGCATTATACCTGCTAAATTTTTAGATTCACCAGTTAAACCACGTATTACTTGAGGCATTTTTTTATAAAAATTATCAGGAATAGCTACGCCTTTTCTAGCTCGCATCTTATCCCAGTTTGTTAAAGAATTATATTTATCTTCTCCTACTACATCTTTTAAAAGTTTTGTTAATTTTCCGTCAGAGATGTGCATTTCAGCAGCTTTAAATTCAGTATTAATTATTTTAATCATATTCATTCTTTGTGACGGACTAAAATCATCATTGTCTAAAATAATTTTTTTCCAAACTTTTCCACGGGTTGATAGTTCTCTAGGAGTCATGTCCCCTATTAGTTTACCTTTTATCTTATATTCATTTAAAGCTTTTTTAACATTACTAATTGCTGTTCCTGTAGCTTTACTTGTATCATCTAAACTTGCTTTTTGATCTAAAGATTGGTTAAACGGAGTGTCTGCTCTTGGTAATTCTGATTCACCAATATCCTCTAACCCTAGTTCTTTAACTATATTATCAACCATCAGTATCCAAATACCTCATTTTCCGGCACATATCGTTGCATCTGCCTACTAGAATAATATGGTGTACTTGCATTGTGCAAGGATCTCACCATCATCATATATCTCAACGCATCATATGCGTGATCGTCTGCTTTTGTATCTACATCCTCTGGATTATGTTTAGATAGAGGTAATGTAGGTAATGTTCTTACTAAATTAGTGCAATTTTCCATAATTCTTACTCTTGGTTGTCCTCTGCTGTCACAAGCTAGTCTTCTATGCACTTCTATCTTTCCTGCTAGTCTGTTTCTGTCTGATGGAACCCATCTACAGCCTTTTCTGTTCATTGTTTCCGCTATACTAGGCCCTAACCCTGTTCTGTTCCAACAACTTGCATCTAATACGGATATTTGCATGTTTGGGTCGTTTCTTTCTAATTCTAGTATTAAATCACCGAGAGCTTCACCGGTTTTGTTCTTTATATACAGTTCTCTATATATCCAGATGTTGTTATCCCAGTCTATAGCACCCCAAAGAATACAAGAAGGACTACTGTAGCCGTAGTCTCCGGCACGTACCCTAGCCCAACCATCAGGAGGGTCAAAGGTTTCCACCACATGTAGCGTTCTGCTAAATTCTGTAAAAGCTGCTCCCTCTGCGACATCCCAGTCTCCTTCTAGTAACCTTTTTCGTTCTACTTCTGGTAAGGAAAGCAACATAGCTTCGTATTGACCATCTATAGCAAGATATGGATTGTCTGTCAACCTTGCTGGTATAAATTTTTTCAGAAATAAAGGTTCGCCTGCTTTAGAATGTCCCGTAGGGTACCTTATTGTTTTCTGTGTGTCAAATTCCTTTGCCCAAAATGCCTGTCCGGGTGGAGATGGGTCTATATACATCTTCTTTACCCACCAACCTCCTACTCCACCGGGGTTAGCTGTGCACCTCATATAGAGACCAAGTTGTGGATCGGTGCTTCTAAGTCTAGATCTTAGGTAATTCCACACATATGGAGTAGGATACTGTGTTATTTCGTCTATTCCTATCCAATTAAACGCTTGTCCTTGGTATCTTGTTACGTCTCTGTCGTCATCTACGTAAGAAAACCATATTTTAGCTCCTGAAGGGAACTCCCACGTTGATTTTGCCTGTTTAAACACTGCTCCCGGCACCGCTTTTGTGTATAATTGCCTACTTTTGTCTATAAGTTCGGTCAATTCTGGTAAAGTACGTCTTAAAAGTAGTCCTCTGTGGTTAGGATTGCCTACATCTCTTAAAACATCAGCAAGAAGTGCGTATGATTTACCTCCACCTGCTGCTCCACCGTACAATACGTCTCTTTCTGGACTTTCTAAGAACTCAGCCTGTGGTCCATCGTTAGATTTAAACACAACTTCGTTCTCAGCAACGTGATTTCTTACTTTCTCTGGTAACGCTAGTAGTTCTTCTTCGGATATTGGCTCTTTTCCGTCACCTGAAAGAGCTGCATCTATTTTACTAAGGCTTTCTTGTAGTTTATTTGCCCTGTATCGTGCATTTATAGCACGTTTTGAATCTTTTTTTGCTTTTGCTTTAGCGTTGGATAGCTTTGTTGATACGGCTTTACGTATCTTCTTCCTATCCAGTTTGGCTTCCGTTGCCATCTAAGTATATTCCTAACTTACTACGTTTTTTTAAACCTTCGTCAGATATATATCTATCTGTTTTTGCTAATAGCCACTGACTTGCTTTTCTCCACCCGCAAGACTTAGCATATGTTAATGCCTGATCCAGTGCTTGTAGCTCTTCTGGTATAGGGGACAGATGTTTTTCATCCTGTGTATCTAACACATACCCAAACGGTATAGTGCTGGTCTTTCTTCGGATTTTATTTGCGTTTTTTAACTGATCCACCATACATCCTTTTTTTAACTACTTTGCCACCCATTCTTTTGGTTTGTGGTCCTGTACCTCTGTGTTGAGGTTTAGCTGCATTTTTAGCTGCATTTATAGCTGCTTTAATAGTTTTTATTGAAGCTCCAGCCTTTGCTGCTGACATTATATTAGTTTTAAATTTAGCTGCAAAATTTGCCATGTCTTGGTCAGATAATGTTCGCCCCTTTACTTTACTCATAAGATTTTTTTTATCTTGATCTGATATTGTTTTACTCATAATTTTTTCCTTTTACCACCTGCTAGTTTCACGAAATAAATCTCCTTGTTCTGGTGGGGTATCTTTAGTTTCATTTAATTCATCAATCGCATCTATCTTATCTTGGTTAGAAGCAATCTCACCTATCCATTTATCCATCTCTGCTGTAAGATCAGAATGTTCTCCAATACCAACAGCAGAGTGTAATAGCACATCAAGATT